TAATCTATTTGGTACATATCCTATTTTAACAGATGTTCTAAATCACCTGAATGAAAATAATGGAGATTTAAGTAATTTTACACCTAGAGTTGATTTTTCTAGAGTTGAACTTGATAAAGATAATGAAGAACAACTTAAAAATATTGTTATTCAGGGTAGAATGGCTAGAGGTGAGAATGCTGAAAAAGCTGAACGTTATATAGATTATCTTAAAAATACAGATAGTTTATTTGAAGAAGCCACTGCTGAATTAGAAGATTTAAAACAACGAGATGCTGCTTATAGTAAAGAGAGGCAGCAAGCTGAACAACAAAAATTACAAGCTGAACAACAAGAAGCTATTAATTATTGGGGTGTTCAAGTTACTAAAGATGGAAATATTATAGATACAGGTAAAGATGATAGTGTTTATGGTATTGTTAAAACAGGTAAACTCAAAGTAGGCAATACTGAATATACAATTCCTGAAAAAATACGAATTAATGATAATGGAAAAGTTACTTATGCTGATAGAAATGAATTTTTTAGATATTTATATGAACCCGTACAAGTAACTATTGATAACCAGAAAACAACTATGACTCGTCATGAATACGATACTTATGTTGAAAGTACCAAGCGTAGTTTACATGATGATGTGTTTGAAGCTTATAAAAGATTTGTAAAATATGATACAAGTCAATTTATAAGAGAGGCTGTAAAGAAAGAGGAGGTAAATAAAATTAAGAAAAGGCTTACTGCTAAAACCAATAAACATAATGATGTGCGGAGTGGAGGTAGTGATAAGAAAATTATCATAACACGAAATTAAAATAGAATTTAAAATGAGAGAGATAGAAACAATACAGTATAATAGTGAGCGTTTTACAGATGAAAATGTTCTCTATAAAAATAAGTTGATTGATAAGGTAGAACTTAGCGGTGGACTTACATATTTATGGGGTAAAGATAGTGATATGTTTCCACTATTATCTTTAACAGATGGCCAGAAAGGAATGTTGTCTGTTAAACCTAAAGCTTTAAATGATACTCAATACACTTGGAATGTAATGGGTAGAATGAAACACGTAAGTAAGGTTGTAGGTCTTGCTAATGCTTCTAACACTAAACCTGGTTTAGGTGGAACTTCATTTGAAGTTGACTTTGAAGATGATTGGTTCTTGAAGTTTTATACTATCATGAGTCCTGACAAACAACATACTTGTAGGATTCAAGGTAACCCTGTAAGGTTAGGCGCTAATCGTTTTAGGATTACACTTATTATCATGACTGGTGATGCTGATGAGTATGTAGATACTGATAACTTCACAACAGGCATGTCTTGGGTAATGGGTGCACCTGTTGTAACTTTAAGTAAATCTGATGGTACATCTAGCAATAGCATGTCACCTGGTAAATGGACTAACCAGTTTGGTCTTTATAGGTTCAGTAAGAATATCACTGGTAATGTTGCCAATAAAGTTACTAATATTGAATTTGACCTTGAAGGTGGTGGTACTACTAATTTGTGGATGCCTTATGAGATGAAGTTGTTTGAAATTGACAGACGACTTATGCTTGAAGAACGCATGTGGGATAGTAAGTATAATAGGAATTCCTATGGTGAGATAATGAACAAAGATAGTGAGAATGGTGAACCTCTTCCAGAAGGAGCTGGTATTCGTGATATTCTTAAATCTACTGGTCAATATGATACTTACGGCCAACTTACTTTATCTAAACTTGATGGTGTTATCAATAAATTATTTGCTAATAGGGTAGATGATACTCCTATGGAATTAGTAATTATTGGTGGTAAAGGTGCTATGAGGCAAGTTAATAAAGCTATTAAGGGTGATGCTCTTAGCAGTGGTTATTATGAAAAGTTGGGTCATGAAGAAATCATGAGTGGTAAAGATGGTTATTTGTCTTATGGTAAATATTTTAATCAATATAAACATATTGATGGTCAAATGTTCACATTTAAACCAGGTAAAATTTTTGATGTTGGTTTAAGAGCAGAACTTGATAGGGCTAATGGTAATATGTTTGATGGTTTACCATTTTCATCTTATGACCTATTCTTATTAGATATGTCTAGGACTAATGATGGTGAACGTAATATTGAATTAGTTGCCGAAAAAGGTCGTGAGGTTAAAGAAGCTATCTATAAAGGCTTTACTAATTTACCAGAAGTATGGCAAGCTATGGGTAATGATAAATTTATTGCTACTCGTTTAGATGAAGCTTCTTATGAAGTAATGGTTTCTCAAGGTATTAATATGAGGAATTATACAACTTCTTATCATTTAGAATTTAGACCATAAGATTAACTACAACATAATAATAACTTACTTATAAAAGAAAAAATGAAAATTATAAATAAAACCATATATCTACATTGGAAGAATACACAAACTCCTTACGCTTTAGCTAATAAGGATGTATTGTATGAACCTGTAAGAGTATTAGGAACAACTCGTTCAGCATCATTAAAGATGATTTCTTATTCAGAAGAAATGAAAGAGTTTATGAATGAAGTACTAGGACTTAGTAATACTAGTCCTGATTGGGATAAAACCTTAGCAGCTTATTGGCATAGCTTATCTGTTGACATACCTGTTGGCGGTAAGGCTTTAGAAATAGGTTTTGTATGGGATGTAACTCTTGCATCTAAAAAAGAACATATAGATAGATTTAATTCCAATGTAGATGATGGTTCTAAAATAAAAACTACAGATGATGCAGCGGCTTATTTTGAAAAAGCCTCTAAGAAAATAACTGATGATTATAGTAACCTTTTATTAAAGGCTAATAATATATCAGACGAGAAGGAAAAAGATAAATACATAAGCACTATATACAAACAAAAATATGAAGCAGTTGAAAATCTTGAAAAACTTAAATATAAATTTGGAACACCTATTAATATTGCCGATTATCTACTTTATCGCTATGCTTTAATACATAGTGATGTAGCTAATGAGTTTGCCTTAGTTGGTAAAAGTAATAATATTAGGTTTTACTTACATTCAGAAGAAGATATTAAACAAGCTAAAGAAGAAATTAGGATGCTTAGTCGTAAACGTATGGAAGCTCTTATGGAAGTTATTAAAGATTCAGATAAAGTTGAAAATCTATTATATGCTGTAGGTTTGGGTTCTAAAATAACCAATGCTGATGCAACAGATAGAGATATAGCTATAACTGAATATAGCGAGAAGAATCCTAAAGCGTTTATAGCTAATGCTAGCAATCCTAATCTTGATACCATAGGTTTGATTGAAAAGTATATAGAGCGAAATGTATTAAAAAGATTAGAAGGCTCTACTATTATTGTAGATTCTAATAACCCTGCTGTTATTGTAGGAAACGATATGAAAGAAGCGATTACGTTCTTTAAAAATGAAAAAGATAATAAGCAAATACTTAGTGAATTTAAAGCTAGGTATTTGGGATTACCCAAAAAATAAGATAAACAATGAGAGATTTAATTATAGGTAAAAATGTAGCTTATGCTTTAAGCACAGCTACTGGAGTGATAGCTGGTTCTTGGGCTAGTGATTTGTTGACAGATGGTGCTATAGCAATTGTAGACGATACTGGTACTATAGTAGCACACGATGCTGCTAATTTAACAGGTATTCCATATGTGAACTTACTCACTAAATCAGGAACTCTTAGTAAGACAAGTTTTCCTCTTTATGCAGGTAAAACTAAATATTCTAAACAAGCTTATGTAGCACCTGTGGCTAAAGTTATGGCTTTAGGTAGTGAAGAAGCTTCGGCTGCTGGTAACAATTCTTTAAATTTACCAGCAACTTTATCAGTTGGTGATGTAATAGGTATTGGCGTAGTAAATCTTAGCTTACCCGTAGAAAATACTAGTAGGTATAAAGAGTATACTGTCACAGCCGTATCAGGTGATTTACTAACAGGTAATGGAAGTTCTAATATTATTACTAAACTTGTAGCAAAAATTAATGCTGATGCTAATCGTATAGTTGAAGCTGTAGCTCATGAAGATGGGTCTGATAACAACGATGGTATTAAGTTTACAAGTAAAACTGCTGGACAAGTATTTGGGCTATATCATGTAGATGGTATTTTGAAGGATGCTGATATTAGTATTATTACTGATGTAACATTAGGTTCAGGTACTGTAGCTGATATTTTAGCATTACATAAAGCTACTAAAAGTAGGGATGGTGATAATTCATACAGGACTGATAATGATATAATGTTTAGTGGAGCTAGTCAAATTGTAGCAGGCACTACTTATACTACTTATGTATTTACTACAGAAGTACCTAATACTGATGCTATTTCACAAAGCAATAAACCTCCTATGGAATTGGTTATTGCTGTACCTTCTGGCTCTTCAGCTGTTATTGCAGCTATAGACAATTTAGGAGCAATTATAGTATAAATTATTAATCTGGGGGAAGGGTTGTTAATCCTTCTCCCATTAATATTGAAAATATGAATATACAAGAATTACATATAGGGTTAGACTTAGGACTGCAAAAAGTTAATTCTAATGTATTTGAAATATTATTGCGAGAAGAGAAGGACTATTATCTTAATGTAACAATTAAAGAGATAGTTCGTTCTGCATTATTGGGTGGTGAAAATACTATATTTGATATAGCTACATATAGAGATATTAGGAATTATTATGAAACCTTACAATACTATATTAGACAGGTTGAATTAAACTTAAATTCTAATAGTGGTGAAAGGTTTAAATCTGGCAATTTCCCTACTAATATTCCTATGGGTACTATTACAACTGGGGTATTATATAAAGATATTCCTTATAAAGTATTAGTTCCTGACGGCATAGATTTAAGTGTTGCTGGAGGTAGTGCTACTCCTAGTGCTGGATATACTTTTATTTGTAGTCCTGCTAATTTAACTGGTAGTGATAGTATAGTTACGGGTGAAACTTACAGAATTGTTAATCCTGCTGGTCAAAGCTTTAGTGCTTTTGGAGCACCTAATAATAATCCTGGTACAGTATTTACAGCTACTTCTGGTGGAGCTTTAGGAGCTATTCCATCAATTGTTGTAGAAAGGCTTACTGTAATACCACCTTGGCAAGTTGATTCAGAACTTACACCAACATCTAACTTTGGATATTTTAATTATCTATCAAGTAGAAGTTCTATTAGATATGGTCAATCTATATCTTCAGGTACTTTAACAGTAGGTAAAAAGTATTATGTTTATAAGAGTGGTACTACTGACCTAACAGATGTTGGAGGTAAAGAAGTTAACAGTGTTGGTTTTATATTTACATGTATATCTAGTGGTGATATTACTTGGGAAGGTGGTACAATACTATATGAAGTTTTAGATGCTGTTAATAGGATAGTTAAGTTTCAAGATGTATATAACTTTCTAGAACATTCGTATGGTTCAGCTAAATCTAAACCTATTGCTACATTAAGTGATAATAAATTACAAGTATATCATGATTTTAAATTTGATATATATAGAATTTACTTAGATTATGTAAAAGAACCTGTAACTGTATCATTGGAGAATAATGTAGATACTGATTTACCTGTATCTATGCATACATTCTTAGTTGATACTACTGTTAAATATATCCAATCTGCTGTAGGTAGTGGTAATAACAGACAACCTCAAACTCAAAATCAGCAATAATGACACCAATGACTTACGAAAAAGGTTTCTTAAAAGATGATGATGGTAATCTATCTATGATGCGATTATTATCCTTTATGACTTGGTTCATATTTGCATTTATGTGTGTGTATCAAACTATTAGTAATGCTTATGATATATGGGCATTGCTAATAGCAGGTGCACTAGCATTTATGCCTAAAGTATTTCAAAAGATAATAGAAGCTAAAGGTAACATTAAAACTAATAATAATGAAAACAGTAGATAATACAGGTATTAGTACCGCAGATAAAGGCTTTAAAATTATAGCAGGAACTACTAAGATTACAGGCAAGTTTAAAGGTTTTTCAGTATGGGATAGAGCTATAATTGAAGAATTAGATGTTAATGGAGTAGCTGCTACTGGTGATAATGCTGGTATAATAGGTGTGGAAATACCCGATATGGCTTTAGTTTATGTATCTGAATCTGATGTAATTACAGGAATTAAATTAACTTCTGGTGTTTTATATATGTTTAAAACTATATAGCCATGTTTAGATTTAATTTTAAATTTAATTTTAATTCTGTAGGTAAGGGTAATATTAATAAGTATATGCGAGAGTATAATGATTACAAAGCATATGTTATTAGTCAAGGTGGAACTATTCAAGATGAAAGAACTCTCAAACAGGTATTTAAACAACATCAATAGATATGAGTATAGAAAATTATAGTTTATTTTGGCATACTTCTGGTGGATATAAAGAAGGAAGCTTAATATCTATTAGACCTGAACCTTTTGGCACAGGCGACTTCACTGTTACCCGTAACAGCCAGATGGTACGCTTAGCGAAGTGGCTATTGATGTGCCTAAATTTGTTTGGAAAGATGGCAAGCCTGCTGTTTTGGTTGAGGCGGCGGCTACGAATTTGGCAATACAAAGTCAAACTTTTAGTAACTCAATAATATGGATAAGAAGTAATAGTAGAGTTCTCGATAATGTTGAAGTCGCTCCAGACGGCACTATGACTGCTGATAAATTAATAGCAAGAGATGTTACTGGAATACATTGTTTAAGGCAAGTTTTATCTATTTCAAACCCAAGTACAGTAAGTTGTTATTTAAAAGAAGGAGAATATAGATATGCTTATGTAGGTATAGAGCGTAGTTCTAACTCAACAGTTCAAAGTGCTATCGTTGATTTACAAACAGGGTTAATAACAACCTCATTTTCAATAACAGGTACACCTATGTTTTATGTAGTCCCAGCAGGTAACGGGTGGTATAGACTTGTCTTAACACAAATATTAAATTCTACTGGAGCATCAAATGTTTTTACAATAGGCATTTCTGATGATGGTACTTACAATAATACTGAATTTCAAAGACCGTCTTTCTTAGGCGACGACACTTCAGGCATCTACATCTGGGGCGCACAACTCGAAACAGGCAGCACTGCTTCATCCTACATCAAAACAGAAGCAACAACCGAAACCCGTGATGCAGATGTTATTACTAAAACTGGTGCAAGTGCATTGATTGGGCAGACGGCTGGTAGTATCATATTTACATTTGATGCTGGTGATGACTTTGATTTATACATTGATGAAGTTGCAGCTACTGGATTATCAGGTATGACAAAAG